AGAAGCAGCTGAGAAAGAGAGATTGCGATTAGAGACAGAAGCAGCTGAGAAAGAGAGATTGCGATTAGAGACAGAAGCAGCTGAGAAAGAGAGATTGCGATTAGAGACAGAAGCAGCCGAGAAAGAGAGATTGCGATTAGAGACAGAAGCAGCTGAGAAAGAGAGATTGCGATTAGAGACAGAAGCAGCTGAGAGATTGCGATTAGAGACAGAAGCAGCTGAGAAAGATTCAGATTCAGAAGCGGAGGCTGAAACTTGGACAGATACCGATACAGAAGATGACGATAGTTGGCTTGATTTTTTTAATAAATTGGATGCAGGGTGGATAGTTAAGAGTCTTAATGCCTTCAAGAATCCATCTGGTGGAGGAAATAAAAAAAAACACACAGGCATAGGTGGTGATAGTGTAAATAGTAACACTGATGATTATTTACAAATACAACAAGCATACTATGATTACACTAATACGTTAATAAACAACCCTACTATATTAAAATTAAATTCACTACCACATGATGCATTCAAATCAGTACTAAACAAAGGAATTACTATGGGACAAAGCCCAAATAAAAAGGAGAACATTACAGAACCATTAATAAATGCGTTGTATATCGTTCCTCACAATTTGTTATCAAAAATAAAGATTCAGAATAAAACAGAACAAGATATAAGGGACAAATTCGACAAGTTATTAGTAACTTTGTACCAGTATAATAATAAGATACCCGCCGATAATAATACAACTCCTCACACGATCCCAAATATTGAACGCGATACAAAAATGTATTATAACTTAGTTAATAATAATGCTAATAATAAATACGCTCTACATGTATATACATTTAATGAGTATGTAAACAAACTACAAACATATCAAGACATTTATTGTAAGGATTCTGATTATCAGTTAATGAAATACCTTGTTGTAAATATAATAGAACAATACATACTACAGGTTATAACAACAGAATCTTTAAAGATTAAAGATATTATATATGAATTAAAAAATACAACAAAACATTATGATTTCTACACAGAATTACATAGCCAAATGCGTAAAAATGTATCTAATAATGTATTAACATACATCAAATTAAGAAATGATGACCATACTGAAAAATTCTATAATGACGCCCGTTTTAAGATAGCGTTAGCGTCTGAAAATGTCGATCAGAAACAAATTAAGACATCCATGTTATTGAATTATAATGATGATAAAATAAAATACTATAATAAAAATAATCAGCTACACGATAACAAGAAAATTTCAATGAAAGAAAATAGTTATCTATTCGGAAAATTCGATGCTATATTTGAGGCAGGTTGTACTAATAAAGAGATTGCAATGAATATGAAACCAATAATAAAAAATTTGGAAAATGAAAAGCCTGTTTTTTTAATTAGTTACGGAGCAAGTGGTTCTGGTAAAACATCTACTTTAATAAATCTACGTTATACGGATAAAAACGGGAAAGAACAGACAGAGCAAGGAGTGCTTGTAGAATTGTGTAATCAGTTAGGAAGAAAGAAGTACATGAATGCAACAGTCACGGTGAATGAATATTTCAGTAGTAAAACTGAACAAGTAAATCCCAATTGTAAGAAGATTGAAAATAATAATAATAATAATAATAATAATAATAAGGAAATTATTAAATGTAATCGAAAAGATTATATATTTAAATACGATAACTCTCGTAAGAGTTTTGTCTTAAAAAGTCCTACAGAAATACCGCATATACACGAATATAGAACACAACAAAAGAATATATCATTCACAGAAGGAAATTCCTCGATGGCAGAAGTAATATCTTACTTGGTTGACATAGACCGATTTGTTCATGCAACAACAAACAACCCTCAGAGTTCAAGGAGCCATTGCGTTGTATATATTACACTCAAAGACAATAATAATAAAAAAGCTACATTATTTTTAGCCGACTTGGCAGGTGTTGAAAATGAGTTTGATTGTTCTTCTGGTAAAACAATAATGGATTTTATGAATATTTCTAATAATCAAGGATTCAAGACAGATGAAAATGCTTTAATACCATATTATAGTTTATCAGGGAACGTGGTATCAAGAGATACCACAATAGATACCAATAATACTAATAATGAAAAAAGTGCTTTACATCCGGTGTTCAGTAAACTGTTAGATAAAAACCCTCTGTTATATTCTACAGACAATCCAGCTGCCTTATCGCCATTATTTGATTTCACAGACATTATTACTTCGATTACTAAGGTTAATGTATGGAATGAAACATACGGATCAATAAGTAAAAACGTTAATGACCGAATTTTGGGGAGAATAATTTGCCATTTATTAGGTATTAGCCCTCGCGAAATTAATAAACCAAATATAAAATACTATGAACATATGTTAACAATGAATGAAGATACATTAGATACAAACTATAACAATTATTATAATAAAATTATTGATTATTCGTCAGATGAAAAAAAAACAGAAGAAGATGTTAACAAAATTATAGATGCTTTATTATATCATAATGATGATATAGGTAAGTATGGATATTTATTTAAGTCAAGTGATTATGATGATGTAAATATCGTGCTACCAAAAGGTGTTAATATAGACAAACAAGAAGTGATTAAAAAGCTAAAGAATAAAGATAAAGATATAATCTTTGGTAAGAACGAAGGTATTGACAAAATTAAAACCATATTATTAGAAAATAATGAAGAATCAATGAAAATATTAAAAAAAATAAGGGTAGCATCAATTAAAAGCCTCGGCGGGATTGTTGATGATCTTTATAACCACTCTAATATGATAAACTCTTACATATTGACAAAAATATTATCTGAGTTAAAAATCAAAGAAAATACATCAAAACAACCAGACAATAATATCAATATCTATAGCGAATTACTTAAAATGGAAGCATTAATTAAACCACAAAACAAAAAATTAATCACAAACAAAAAATTAATCACAAACAAGCAATATAAAGCCCTATATAAGTTGTTATACGAGATTTTAAAGGTTAATATACAACGTATTCAATATGGAAAAGACGTATGTAAAAATCGACGCGATGAAGGTACATTTATTAATAGTTCATTGAAACTTATTCGTAGTACATTAAATGAGATACTGAATGAAAAGGGAAAAGATGTATTGCATCAAACACCTAATTTCATTCATAATTGTTTAAGTGATTATTGTCCAACTGGAACGAATTGTTTCGAATTAATACCAACATCAAATATGGATATAGAAAACTCTTCTATAATTTTTGACGACATTTTTAAACATTTAAATAATAGTGATACAAAATACTCAACAAAGAGTGATTTTTACAGAGAATTATTGGTTTCTGTATTTAATGTAGTGAATATTTCAAGGAATGTAAATGACCCCCCATTAGTATCTTACTTGGATATGAATGATTTGAAGAAGAAATTAAATACAACGAATAACTCATACTACAATGAAGATAACTACAATGATAATCTTAAAACATGTGTAGAACAGTTTATAAAAAAAATAGACAATTACAACACAAAAGAAGAAAATAAGAACGGGTTTGTTGATATTGTTCAAGAAGATTTGAATACATTGAAAAATATGTTGTTAGATACCAAACAATATAAATCTGCCGATCGCAGTAAAAGAGTTAGTTTTATGAATAAATTAAAGGAGGTTATGAGACAAGTTGACAATAGTAATGCAGTATCTACAATGGGAACGTTGGTTTTCATAGATAATATTGCCAAGTTGAACACCGTAGATACTGTGTGTAGACCAAAATCTAATAATGAAATTAAAGACAACGAGTCATATAAATTATTATACAATAACCCCTAATTATTCAAAGGTTTATGATGAAACGTATATAATCACCTTGTTGAGGGTTTGTAGAGGTAGTTATTATGTAAATATGAGTACAATATTATATTTACATATAGGCTATATGATGGGTTATTTTCCTACGCCCCAAACAATTTACAGATATTTATAGTCTCGAGTTCGGTGTCCTGTTTTTCAAATAGTTTATAAAGTAAGCTATCATCACGGAATCTAATAGTGTAATCTTGTTGTATATTATTACGACCAAATCGTCCCAGTGCTTGTATAGTCTTTTGTTGTGTCATATTATGTAAGTCTTTACCAATGAACCCATGACAGAACTGGTAATTGGTTCCATATATATAATCGGATGAAGCAATAATCATATATAATTGTTGATTATAAGCTAACCGTTTAATTATTTCTTTATACTGGATATGCGTGTCTTCCATGAATAACCCGATGCCCAATAATAATAAGATTTTTAATACATTTTTTATAGGTAATGCCATAATATCACGGATACTTTGTTCATCAATGTTAGCTACAAATGAACGTTCATTAATGCTACCTATGTAATTCCATAACTGTTGATGTTGAACACTATTTGGTAAATAAACAGGGTCTAATGAAACAATTCGAATGTTTTTTCGAAGCTTATCTATTTGTGTTTGACATTTTCGTGATTCATTTGTCATATGATCACTATTTTTATATTTCTTTTTATCATTGTCATTGTTTGTTCCATTTTTTTTTGCTTCAAATGCTTCTATTTGTTGTTCAAGGTCTTGTATTTCTCGTGCAATTTGGTCATTTTTATTAACTTTATGTAACACGTCATCTAAAACGCTATCTGGAATATTTGTTTGCTGAATATAGAACATCCCTATTTTATTTACATCTTCACATAAGAACAATGTAGGTCCATCAGTTAATGTGTGTGCATCACTTGTTGTGACAAGAAGGCCACTTGTGTTGTTTTCTTTTTTTGTTACGTTAGAATGATGTAATGATACACTTTGTGTGCGAGAAATAGGTAAGCCTGTATTATTTTTTGGTTGGCTGCCAATCGTTGTTGGTAGACTGTTTTGTTTTATTATATGTCCGTTAAAGCGTGACAAATGAACTCCTGAAAAGTAACTATGAATAATACCCCATTGTTCCTTTGATACACTTAATAGAATATCTAAATAGTAACATTTCACACTATTCATATTTATATCTTCAAGATAATTACCAAAATATTCATTGATTTGAAGTGATTTCTCTAAGAAGTGTTGTTCATTGACAAATAATATAATCTTAATCACTTCTTGTAAGTCGAGATATCGTAATAATGTCTTATTGTTGCGACAATACATCAAGCACTTTCGTAAATCGTCATAATTACTATATAGGTAATGAGGTAACACAGGTCGGCCTTGTTTATTTAATATGGGTATTGACTTACGACAGTCATAACTACTAATGTAATGTATTGAAGCCGTTTCAAACTTATTGTAAAAAGCCTCGTACACTGGTTTCATTTCATTTTCAGACGGAAGTGTAGCGCACGATAAGACAACTGATGGTATTTTATTACGAATCCAATTGTTTTGTATTGTACTATGTAAATGATGTGTTTCATAATCCATTGTAATAGTAGGTTCGTCCCAGTAAGTTATAATACGTTGTTTGTCATTAAATTCCAACATATATTCCATTGCGATTAAATATGAATGAATGTCACATATTATAACTTCAACATTAGTGCCTATACTATTATCTACTTTATATATACCGCCTGATTTACGATGTTTAGTATATTCGACTGCTGAAAAGTAATGAAGTCTGATATCTTCTTTACTATTACAACCAAATGCAAATGCTATTTTTTTTTCAATTGATATACACGATTTTGCTAACGCCAGCCCAATATGTCGTGCAATACAGACGAATATAATACGGTAATGATTTGACAACCCTATTGGGGATAATGTTTTTCCTGTTCCAGTGGGGGCAGTATACAATGTTAAACTTGGTTGAAATTTGGTAGGGTCGGATTGTGGGGAAAATTGTGTAAATAAATCTTTTTGATGCTGAAATAAACAATTATCCTGGTACTTTAATAGGTAATTATTCTGTTCAATGTATTCGTATGAACGACGTATCATTTTAGTTGCGTCGGTATTATCAGCAACATAATCTAAGTAAGGTTGCATGACCCCCAAAACGTGCTTATTAATGTTATAGATAGATGATTTGCGTAATTGAACAATAGTATATAGATGACACGTATAGATATTTGTTTTTTTATGAATGCCTTTTAATAAATCGTGAAATAATGACACTAATATGAATTCAAATATGTATTGTTTGTTTTCTTTTATGGTTGTATCTAAATTTTGAATGCGTATCAAATCGGCATTCTTTAATGATTTTTGGTCTCCCTTATTGGGTCGAGATTCATTTGTATTTGGGATATTATACATATTATTAGTTTCAATTGTTTTCCCATATTTGTTAATACTGTTGGACATAGTTTCTTTAAAATATTTTTCATACAGCATAATTTCGGTTGATTCATTTCGTTCGATCTTTGTGAAAGAATATAGTGATTTGTGGTCGTTAGATACGATATTAATATTAGAAAATCCATCATGTATTAGTTTTAATATTTTTTTTTCGCTTGCGGAAACAGGTATCTCTAAGTTGTCCCATTCACGTTTTGATAGTTTAGTTTGAGGCAGGTCCATATTGTTTGTAATTTGAGGTAGAACAAAATATGCAACTTGTTTCAATTTTGTAGAAAATAAATCACATACAAAAGAAAATAAACATATTTTTTTTCTACAAGATAGACAAATGTTTTGGCAAATATTCAAAGAAAAAAACTACAAGGTTCCATTTGAAGATATCCAAAAAGCATTTCAGGACATTAATAAATATATTATAATAAACACTATGCCTACAAATGAACAACATTGTTTAATATACGGAACTATACCATATTGTGATGAAGAATCACAGATAAATAAATTAGTCGAACAATATGACTTCTATAGTAAAACCATAATAATTTATGGAAAAAATTACAATGACGAAACAGTAGGATATAAATATAATCAACTAAAGAAACTCGGTTTTACAAATGTATATTGTTACTCTGGAGGAATGTTTGAATGGCTATGTTTACAAGATATATATGGGACAGACGAGTTTCCCACGACAACAAGTGAATTGGACATTTTGAAATATCGTTATTGTTGTCCGAATAGAATATGATATCATACAAAATTGAAATAAACACGATATACATTGTATAGTATAAAGAAATAACAATGTATGGTCCATTATTAATATCTATTGAAGGTAATATTGGTGCTGGAAAGTCTACGATTTTAGCTATGATCAGCGATTTGTATAAAACTAAACAAGACAAAATAGTGTTTTTGAAAGAACCTGTAGAATTATGGTATAACATTAAAGACGAATGTGGTAAAACCATATTAGAAAGGTTTTACGAGCATCCAAAAGATAATGCTTTTGCATTTCAAATAATGGCTTGCGTAACAAGAACAAGCATCATAAAAAATGCTATTAATAAAAACAAACACTGTGAAATAATAGTATGTGAAAGGTCAATAGAAGCGGATTCAAAGATTTTCGCTAAAATGTTACGTGATGATGGATTAATGACTAAGCTTGAGCATGATATTTATTTGTTATTGTATAGAGAAAACATAGAAAAATACACTGTAGACGGAATAATCTATATTAGTACAAACCCAGAAAAGTGTTATGAACGAATACAGCAAAGGAACCGTGAGGGTGAACAAAATATAGAAAAAAGTTATTTAATTAAGTGTGACCAATACCATACTAATTGGTTACTGAATGACCATATTGATGATACTGTGCTGTTAGAATTAGATACAAGCCGAGATATAGACATTACGAATAAAACACAATATGGGACTTGGTTAGAAAAAATAACTGAATTTATTAACCAAGTTAAGCATGACAAAAATAACAAAAATAACAAAAATATAGGTTAGTTGTTGAAAGTCACCGTTATCTTTACATTCTCCTTCTTAATACATTTACACGCAGAAATAGAAAGTTCCTCTCTTTTTTTACGTGTTTTATTATTATCATTAATCGTCTTAGTTATTTTTGAGCTTGTATTGCGATTGTTCATATCTTGTTCGATGTCATTATAATGACCTTCTATATAGTCTATAATGTTATTTTGTAGCGCCCATTTAAAGAAATTTAACTGCCCTATTGTTGTTTCCATATGCAAGGAATTATCATATGGGATCGAAATACGGTCCCATCTACAAAACGGGTCGAACCGTTTTTTTGAGTATGCTTTTAATTTTAATTTATAATCATTGAACACCTTAAATCTTCTCGTATTACCATTTTCAACTACATCATATGTAATAAAGTTCTGTTTTGAGTAATTAGTAACAAACCAATCAACAATTCGTAATGAAATGTTAGATTCACCATTAATTATTGTTATAATACGCATCAAGGCTGTTTTATCTTTGTAATACTTCATCAAATTAGATAACAATAAATCATTCTGGGTAGAGTGATTTGATAAATATAATTGTGACATTGTATGTATATGCGAACCAGAAACATTTAAATGCTTTACACCCTTGAATATTTAAGATAGAAGGAAATCCCATAAACATATATAACTCAAAAGGATTTAAACCATTGAGTATATTATAATCATAAGACCATGATCAGTGTATTTGTTCTTTCCATATGTGTTGCGTTTACCTTGGCAGAGAATGTCGACATTCGTTTTGATGAGTGGACCAAAGATTTTATGATTCGTTTTGAGAATAACAATCACCGTGAGCATGTATTCGCCAATTGGCTCGAAAATGATAAACATATTCAATCTGTTAATTCTCAAAATCTTACCTACTTGTTGGGTCATAACCATCTATCGGGAATGAACCAAGAAGAATATAAAAATTATTTGGGATATTCTCAAGAAAATGTATTGGGACGTTCTTTCGATGGCTCTAAAGTTGCCGAAGTGAAGTGTCTTTATTCTTGTGTCAAGTCTTACGACGAATCAAACAAACTTGGTACAGTGAAGTGTGTAAAGGAATGTCTTGCTATGAATAAAGAGCAAATGAATAGTCCTGATTCGGTCAATTGGGTGGAGAAGGGTGCAGTGACCCCTGTCAAGGACCAGGGACAATGTGGTTCTTGTTGGAGTTTCTCTACGACCGGCGCACTTGAGGGTGCTTATTATTTGAAGACAGGAGAATTAGTTGCTTTTTCCGAGCAGGAACTCGTGGATTGTGATAATTTGAAAAATAAAGGAAAAGACCATGGGTGCAATGGGGGTCTTATGGACAATGCATTCTCATGGATTGAGAAGCATGATGGTCTTTGTACTGAGGCGGCTTATCCGTACACTTCAGGAAAGTCTAAGAGTGCCGGAACATGTCAATCTTGTGAGCCGGTTACTGAATCAAAAATTGTTAGCTTTAAGGATGTTTCCAAAAACTCAGACCAGGCAATGATGGAGGCGTTGGCACAACAACCGGTTTCCATTGCGATTCAGGCAGACCAAAAGGATTTCCAACTATACAAGTCTGGCGTATTTACTGGAAGCTGTGGCACTAAATTGGACCATGGTGTTCTTGCAGTAGGGTATGGTTCTCACGATGGAGTTGACTATTACTTAGTAAAGAACTCTTGGTCTTCTACTTGGGGTGATAATGGATATATTCGTTTGGGTCGCGGGGATGATTTTAATAAGGGTGCTGGACAATGTGGATTACTAATGCAAGCTTCGTATCCCATCCTTGCTCCATTTTAAATCTTCAAAGGTGTATATTGAATAGTGTTTCTCTTGAACTACAATTCATTTGTAATACAAGATACTTATTGACATAAAAAGTATGGCTTTCTTATTATCCGTAAAAGTGGCAAAATATGTAAGCCACAAAAAAACATTTATTATATTGAATTATATAGAAACAATTCATATCCACATAATATACTTTGTTAATGTCATTACAACGAAAGTTATTAAAACACGAATTAGAAATTAAAGTAACAGACCTTGAAACGGAATTAAAAAAATGGAAAGCGAATTATCATAGATTAAATAATCAATATGATATTTTGGAAAAACAAAATAGTATTATATATGCACAAACTCACTGGTTTCAGCGATTAGAAAATAAACTGCAACATATAGACAATATAATATCAAACGATAGATATACTACTATTACAGGTACTATAGTGGCATTAATTGAGAGGTTTATTTATTGTAAACCAGTGTTGCGATGTAATGAAAGTGATAGTAATGAAAGTGATAGTAATGAAAGTGATAGTAATGAAAGTGATAGTAATGAAAGTGATAGTAATGAAAGTGATAGTAATGAAAGTGATAGTAATGAAATTGATAGTAATGAAATTGATAGTAATGAAGGTAATGAACCGTTCATAGATGTAAATTTGTAAGAGATAACTACATATATACCAGACAGCGAAAAGTAGTTCAGCCAATTGAGAATATTCAGTGCGCTCTACTAAGGATCGCGAATAAATTCATATTGTACTATAGTGTTTACAATATGATTGTTTGTTAGTCATTGTTCATAATAGGTAATTTCTTACCCGATTCTATCGGTGGAAATCATATGATGAAATGAAAAAGCTTGTTTTATTAAACATAACTATCCTTGTATTTATGTAAACCAAGGCCAATACGGTACCCGGTAAGGTGTGTATATAGGATAAAACCCGGGATAAAACCCGGGATAAATCCCAGGATAAACCCTGGGATAAAAACCGCGATGATGCCTATGTCCGAAACGTCTATGTCCAAAACGTCCACGCATAATATATTATATATTGTTACGCATACAAAAATAAATGCGAAAATATTAAGTTTACTTAATATGATTAAAGCATATTGACAGCATAATAATAATATTACAAATTCATTTACAAATAATGAAATTTGGCGGTATAACTTCTACCAGAACAACTTTATCCTACGTGCTACTTATGTATCGATTTCATACTTTTTAGATATTACACCTTTGAAATTATAGTTTTTTTTATCCGATCTAAATCTTGTCGTACCATTTCGACACTACAACACATTAGTTCACTTGCTTTCCTATAATTATTTTTTTTATCTAATTGGTGTATATCATATACATAGTAAAACAATTGTCTATCCCTTGGTTCTAATGTAAAAATTATATCTTGGATAGATTGCATATGATTGGCTTCTGTTTTTCTATTATAGATTTCATTTTCATATTCACTTGTATATACTGGCGATTGCATAAATTTCTTATACATTTGTGTATTTTCATTTTTCCATTTACGATTGACTATGTAACGATGCGGTAATCTATTTATAGGACTCATATCTGTGAACCCATGTAACAAATGGTAATAAATTATTGGTTTGGCATAAAAATAGAATGGCTGAAATCCTTTGTAATTCTTACATGAGTAAGCGAGACCTCTAATAGAATAATAATTTAGTTCATAAATATTTGCATCACGAATTATTTTGTTATATTTAAATTTTCGTTTGAATTCCCAACTGTTATGAAGAGCCCATTTATTTACGTGATCATTATAGATTTTATTTCTAATTATGTTTTTTTGTTCAATATGAGTATCTTCTCGTCTAAGAATATTACGAATGTTTTTCCACTGGTGTGCTGTATAACTCCAACAAACATTCATTAATAATATACTAATAAAAATAATAAGATTCATATTGTAACCACTATATATATGTAGATAATAAAAATTTTTTATGTAATTTTTATTATTATTGTAGACGAATTTGTCGCATTTTAAATCTGCAAGGGTGTAAAAGTGTTATGCGATAAAAAATGTACGGAATAGCAAATATAGAATACAGTTCGCTTAATTTGAGTATGCAATACCAGCCATACCACTCATTACACGAAGAACATTATAGTTAACAGCATATACACGAACCTTAGCAGTATTAGTTCCAGATACAGTAGAACTGGAAAGAACTAATTGAAGAACAGCGTTATCAATTCTGGAGAAGTTACAACTGCCAGATGGTTGATGTTCCTCTGGACGAAGAGCGAAAGAGTATACATTAATACCAGCATCTGGGGAACGAGTATGGTGTTGATAAGGTTGAACAAGGTCAAAGTAAGAACCTTCACGTTCAGAGAATCTATCTTGGCCATTAAGTTGTAATTTAGCAGTTACAACAGGATTCTCACCCCAACAGTGCATATCAAGAGCTGTCTCAGAAAGAACAAATGTACCAGCATCTGATAAAGATGAACCTTGGTCTTGACCAGCAACACCTGCACTTACCTCACCAGCATCGGATAATTGGAAAACACCACCAGAGATTACTGCGTTAGCACCACTAATAGAGTCATCAGAACCGAACGCGTGGATAGCGTTAGGAAGAGCATCAATAGCATCAGTGTAGTTAAATGGTTGAGCACCTAAGGTCTTATAAAGGGTTTCACCACCTTCTAAGGAAGCACAGTAATCAACATTAGCATCTGGTTGTACAACCCATACTAATTCTTTACAAGGATGATTGAAGTTTAATTTGATTTTATTGGATGAAGAACCAACAGATTCATCACCAGTGAATTGTACTTGTTCGATTAAATATTCGTGTGGGTTTTGAGCCATCTTTCTTCTTTCATCAGTGTCTAAAAAGATATAGTCAACGTATAAAGAAGCAGCAACAAGAGATTGTTGGTAAGCACTTGAAACAGATGCACTACCGCTTGCAGAACTTAATTCGGATACAGCCCATAAACATTCACCAATAGGTCTGAAATCAATGTTGATTTTAACTTCATGATATTGAAGTGCAATTAATGGAAGAGCAAGTCCAGGGTTTCTACAATACCAGAACATTAAAGGAACGTAAAGAGTGGTTTCTGGAAGTGCGTTTCTTGGAGCACATACTTGGTTAGGAGCAGTAGCAGAAGCACAAGGACCGGATACATTAGCAAAATTAGGGTCAGTGATATAGGTTAATTGAGTAGTATTTCCAATCATTTTATGGTAACCACTTTGTTGTTCTTTTGAAAGAGTTAATTGATTCCAGATATGCATCCAGTCACCGTATTGACGGTCGATTCTTTGACCTCCAATTTCAATCTCTACTTGAGCAACTAATTGTTCACCGATAAAGTCTAACCAGCGTGCATATACATCACCAGAAGCATTCATTTCTTGGTTGATTTCAGGAAGAGTTACTTGTAAGTAAGTTCTGTAAGCAAGATCACCATTTCTACTGATGGTACATGTTACACGACGACCAAAATCAGCTTGTCCAGAGAAGGTTTGTTCAATGGATTCCATTGCAAAGTTGGTATGACGTCTATAAGAGACCTTCCAAAAAGTAATCTCAGGGGTTCCAGTAAGGAAAACATCTTGTGCGCCGTAGGCGACTAGTTGCATAAGACCACCAGCCATATTATTTTATATCATATAGAAAGATATTAATTTGGCAGAAAAGTATTTATTTTGTTTTTATACTTCTAATAGTGTTTTTTTCGATGAAAATACTTATGAATTCCCTAAATATATAAGACATATATAAGACATATAAGACATATATATCATACATATAAGACATATATATCATACATAGTACCCAGTATGTATGATTGACTACAAAATAAATGTATTATGAAATATGGCTTTCAACATTATAGCAATGAACCATTGTTATTTTCCAAAATAAACTCTTCTAAATAATGTTCTTGATAAACCTCTTTGTTATTTCCGTGTTTCTTTGTAAATACATATTTATTTGATTCCTTCTTTACAGTCCATCCATTATCTAACGTATTTGAAATAAATAATAATTTTTGATATTGTTTCTTGGTTATGTTTTCAAAATGTGCGGTTGTATCGTTCAATACAACTTCTTTTGTTGTGGGATTAATATTTGACATAATAAAAACACTATACAAATAGATTATAGTCTTTATACATACTTTTTACGCATGGGTGTTTACATTTTACACAATAACATATTTTTTGTCGGTATCATTTTGTATACTGTATAGTTTGTAATTATTATCCTAATACAGTTTATGTTGTGAAAGAAAATCCTTTATTTGTCTACATATAATTTTCATTTCATTTTCATCTACAAATGTTGATGTGTGATTACCTGGATTAACAATAAACATTTTATTCGTATCCTCTCTTTTTATAGATAAGTAATAATCATCTAAAGCCTTATCTATTGGTAACTTATCATCATCCGTATTAAGTAATGTGAGGACCGGTATTCTTAGGTTATTTTGTTTTATCCCAATATAAGGCATTTTATATCTCTCATTAAAATGGCTATTTATGAGGATACACCCTTTCACATTATTAATACTATTTGATTTATCCATTATACAATATAGCAATCCAAAAAAACCACCAAATGAATGTCCTATTATAATTGTATTATTTTCTAATTTTTGCGGTAAATATGGTAAATACGTTATATTAACAGTTATTCTTAATTCATTTTGTAAAGTCTCTAAAAATGGTTGATAAAACTCGTTATGTATTTGAGAACCATGTATAAACCCTATTTGTATTACTTGTTCTCGTCGATGACGTAATACACTATTAAAAAAACCATCATATTGTGGTATAATGATGCACATCAAGAATGTAATAAATACCTTATACAAAAGCTTGACGTTCATTTTTTACACACTATACATATTAGTATTTACACTATTTCTAAATATTTTTGTAGTTATTATTTGTATTTTTTACTGCGTTTTCATAGTGGTTTACATATTCAATTGAATACCATTTACACATTACATACGGTTTGAATCATATCATAAAGTTTAATTCATAAAAATGGTAATAAATATGACGTCTTTATTATTAAATATATATATTACAAAAATAATGAATGTAACTCAACGCATCATACATACAATTGACGAGAATCATACAAATATGTTAGAAAAATTTCAACAATATGAAACAGAAACAATACCTACATTAGAAAATGATAAAGAAACATTGAAAAATAAGTTACGCCATTTGCCGACATCAAATGTTGATACTATGATTCAATACAAAGACCAAATTAAGAGTATCCAACAAGAAATTATACGAATTAAAAGTGAGAAAAAGAAATATTACCTTGACAATTCTAAGTATATATTTGATTACTTTGAGCAGAAAAAAGATATTAATAACATTGAAAAACCAAGTCAACACGATGAAGCTATACAAACCTTTTTTAAGATAAAGACGACAACCTCAGACGAACACGATATTCACAATAATAAATATTTACAATCCAGGCAATATTATATAAAATACTGGAGAAATGTGCGCAATGATATCACTAATATAAAAGATTTTATTATTCATTCTGATATGTGTATGTATTGTAGGGAGGGGGAACTAATACCACAAGACGATGAGGGAATAATGATATGTAACAATGAAAAATGTAGTAAGTTTGTCACGTATATTGTAGATAGCGCTAAATCTAACAATAACGACCCGCCAAATGAAGTATCTTATACTGCGTATATACGATTAAACCATTTCAAAGAAATTTTGTCTCAGTTCCAAGCAAAAGAAACTACACAAATTCCGGATGAAGTTATGAGTGCAATTAAAGCACGTATTAAAAAGGAACGTATTCAAGACGTTTCTACATTAAACTATAACAAAATGCGTGATATTCTCCGAAAACTTGGACTGAACAAATACTTTGAGCATATCCAATATATTAATTCATTATTTGGTATCAAACCGCCGGTCATGAACGATGAACTACATGAAACCCTATGTGTATTGTTTATTGAAATACAAAAACCATGGGCTGTTCATTGCCCACCTAATCGCACCAATTTTTTTAATTACACATATACATTGTATCAATTGTGTAATTTGTTAGATCAAACACAATATTTACCCTACATACCTATGATGAAGGACCGTGAAAAACAATTGGAACAAGATATGATTTGGAAGAAAGTATGTCAGGATTTAGACTGGGAGTATTTCCCGACCGTATAAAATGCAAAAGATATGTAAATAGTATAGATATATATGTATATTCATTTGTATTATGTATGCTACAAATGAAGAATATCGTGCTGTGTTTCGCAATGTATGTGGGATGGATATATCCAACTATCCAACCCACTGTGATGACCCTACTATAGATATGGAAAGTCGTGATGAAATGATGTATGACGAACAAGCAGTTCAGCAATTCATGGACAATACATATGAGAAAACTCGCAACTCCCCATTATTTATGAGATTATATGAAAAAGCAGCGGGATTTATGTTATCAACTAACCCTGAAATTGGCATGACAGTTTTACTTGGATATGATTATTTAGATGTTTTTTTACATTGCCTTGAAAGTTTTATGAAAGAACCTGATATATTTGATGAAACCAATCCACAGTACCAAAGATTAGTAACGAAATTACACTATTAGTATTTAACATTTAATACGAAAAAAAATCTAAATATATACAAATAAACAATGTCTTCTACACGAAATAGAAATAATATGGCTGATTATAAAGAAGAAAGTAAAGCATATTTACACGCAATTGACCATATGACGTTACCTGACTCAACTGAAGCTGCTACTACTCATTTTGGGGGTAATGGTTTGTTGATGGGCCGTATAGCAAATCACAGTTTGTCTAAAAACGCTTGCGACATTGAGTCACAACTGTTTGGTATTGGTTCAACCAATTTGGTTACACCTATTGTACCTATTGAAAACAAGCCTAAAACGTTACAATCATTGAATATTATAGAACGTACCCCTTTAATCATTCCTGCTCCACTAAAAATCACATCCAATCAACGACCACATTCAATGAATTAGGCATAAACCCTTTGTTTTTGTGTCTTATTATGCGTAGATTGCTTAGTTGCATCTGCCTTTTTTTTATAACATTTAAAAGTGTGGTTATTCGATGGTTTGAATTTAGGTTGTCTGTTCCATTCTTCATCTGTGAGAAACATTAATTCTTGGTTTGGATCAGTCTGTACGGAACGTTCTGGTTCTGGTTCTGGTTCTGGTTCTGGTTCTGGTTCTGGTTCTGGTTCTGGTTCTGGTTCTGGTTCTGGTTCCTTCTCATATGAATTCATCACTTCATTCATTGCGGCTTGTATGTTTTTTTGAAAATAATTTTGGAAAGGTTCCGGTTTTTTTTTTGGTAATTTAGCTAGAGATTCAAAGCGGATTTTCATGTATTCTGTTACAGGGTTTATTTCATTATTATGTGTTAGTTGCATAGGTATTTCAATAAAAGCATTAATAAATTGTGGTTTCTTATTCATTTACTTTACTGACAATAAATAACACATTTTATTTATTATCTTTCATATGAAAATGCTTTACAACTTGTGATAATAGTGTAATTCGTCTAACAACCCGTATTCAAGACAAGAGACGCAAATTCAGCAATCAACATAATGAACTTAACAAAGTGCTGGATTGATAGGCAAGAACGCCCTGCGTGTTTCCAAATTTCGTCTTTCACCACTTCCAATACAAAAGAAGAAGTGGAAAAAGTTAGACCATCGTAGGTGAAACTCCTACTATTGATTTTACATTTTTGATTTTTTATTTTGGGATTTTTTGTCCCATTTTAAATGTCCGAAGGTGTAAACTAAACAATTTTATTCAATTTTAAAATTTAGAATGTTTTCTTTGGGACTTCTTCACCTCCAATAACAAACCAATGATCTTCTTCATAGTCTTTTGAAGTAAAATAATCAACAAATGTTGATTTTTCTAACTTAATAGTAACATATGGGTTAACTGTTTTTCCATCCTTATCTGTGTAAGACTTGGTAAAAGATGCTGATAATACCCTGCGATTAATGATATCACCGTGAGTATCGGTTGCTGGTGTAGTCCCTTCTGCGTTAGTATAAATACTAATAATCGCTCTCTTACCACCCTTTAAAATACTAAGTATTCCTTCGTTTAATACAGGGTAAGTTGTGGAATTTAATGGAGTAGCCATTAATATAAATATATATATATATAATATCTTTATATTATTATTATATATATGAACGATTTTCCGTCAAACTACATTCCTAAATCTCTTTCATATTCAGATAGAATCATACAATCAAAAAATTTGAAACACTCAACAAATGAGTATAAAAAAGGGAAATATATAAAACGTGAGAATTTGTCTTCATTTGTATCGAAACCTTCAGGACACGTTATAAATGCTAAACGTATGTATAATGTAGATAGTTTAACTCCATCTCCTACGTTATCAAAGCATACCGGCTGTCCGGTTGAGGTGTTGAATAAAATAGTAAATAAAGGGCGTGGCGCATATTATTCAAGTGGGTCACGTCCAAATCAGACACCAGAATCATGGGGACTTGCCCGTCTTGGAAGTACATTAACTGGTGGCCCATCAAGCGTCATAGATTATCACATCTTACAAGACTGTAAAAAAGGGAGCAAACCTCTTACACTTGCTAAAAAAGCATGTAAAAAAAAAAATAAAACGTGTAACCGAACAGTAAAAAAAAAAACTAAATATCGAACGATAGGTAAACAAAATAAGTCAAAAAAAACTAAATAGTAAAAAAATGTAATTCAAACGCAAAACACATAAAAACAAAATAATTAGAATACATATTCAGGTGTAGTATGAACGAAGAAAACAATGTATTAACAATTAAATCAGTACAAATACAACCAATACGTAATATGATAACAGCTATTAAGGATATTCTTACAGATGCTACTATAACATTCACAAAAGAAGGGATGAGAATAATTAATTTCGATAAAACCCATACAATATTAGTAAATGTATTATTACATGCCGACCGATTTGAGCTATATAATTGTATTCCTGATAAAATTATAATTTGTGCAAACACTCTACATTTATTTAAAGTTATATCAACAATGTCTAATGATGACACACTGTCAATTTACATCGACAAATCAGATTACCATGATGGAGTGGTATCCCATTTAGGTTTACAATACGACAATGGTGATATTAGACAGTGTTACAATCAAAAGTTGCGACTAATTGAACCAGATATGGACGAAATGCGAATCCCAGATGTTGAATATGATACAGTTATTAACATGCCATCTACTGATTTTCAGAAGATTATTCGTGATCTAAATGCAATTTCTGACCGCATTGAAATCAAGTCAACCGGAAGTGATTTGATGTTTTCGTGTGAAGGTGGGTTTGCCAGCTCAAAAATATTACGTTCCGAATCTGATGGAAATATGAATTTTATTCAACGTAATGATATATCTGATGTATTTCAAGGGGAATTCTCTTTGAAACACTTAAGTCATTTTATTAAATGTACTCCTTTATGTAGTCATTTAGAAATGTACTTAGGGAATGATTTACCATTAATTGTAAAATATGACGTTGCCTCATTGGGTGAAATAAAATTATGTTTAGTGCCATTGCCTCCATTATAAAAATGAATATTTCTCACCAATTCAAATTACAATATGTTTCCCATTTGTTACATTTACTTTACCTAATATTTGTGTCTTCGCAACATTTAGTATATTGGAATGGATTATTTCTACATTTTTACAAGATTTGAACTTTGAATTATTTTTACATATACATGCTCCTTGAACCACTATCTTACTTAATTGTTTTTTACTAAGTTTTTCATTTATTGGAATAATAGCAATAACATGACATGACGGTTCATTATTAATGTGAAACCAAATGTCATTTTCTTTTGCATTGTCTATGATATCAAAATTTTCTTTTGCATTGTTCCCAATAATGAATTGAATTTCTTTATTTACAGCAGGTATGAAGATAAATACGCTTTTCATAATGTATAATACTTTATTATACATTATTTTTATTTTGATATCAATTTTTAATACTCCGGTTGGTGTGATTTGAATATACATTCGTTTGCAATAAGATTTTGTATACGAGATATTTTAGTTATATCGTGATTTGTTGTTGTCTTCATCCAGACTTTTATAATACAAAAATTTTTCTTTGGGGAAATACTAATACCATTCACATTTTTATTGTATTCTTCATCTGAAAATAAAGTCTCTCCACAAATTAGGAAAAACAGTTGCTTCCAAACGTCGTATACATGCTTATTTAAAATTTTATATGAGAAACAACCGCCTTTCCTATTTTGCGGATCTTCCCATAGTGGAGTTATTCCTTCTTTCATAACAAATAACATACAATTTGTAACAATAACCTCCGAAATCTTTTCATTTAATAGAAGAATAGAGTCTGCAGATTCTATATTATTAATAATCGGGACATATGACTCTAATTCCCAATTATTATTGTTAGGTAAGTGATACAGTAGATTCCATTTGTTATTTAGTAAGCGAGGTTTATCATTCTTAGTCATATATAAAACACTATCTTCTATTCTATATACATATACACGCTTTAATCTTTATTACACTTTCACCACTTTAACCATTTATTGAACAAATCTATATGTCATTTGTTTCTTCCTCTGTTTCTTGATTTGTTTCTTCCTTTGTTTCTTCATTTGTGTCTTCCTTTGTTTCTTCATTTGTGTCTTCCTTTGTTTCTTCCTTTGTGTCTTCCTTTGTTTCTTCCTTTGTTTCTTCCTTTGTTTCTTCCTTTGTTTCTTCCTTTGTGTCTTCCTTTGTTTCTTCCTTTGTTTCTTCCTTTGTTTCTTCCTTTGTTTCTATTGATTTCACTACGTATTTAGACCTATCGAAGACAATATATTTATTACAGTCTAATATGACATTGTTTACATTGTGGTCAATGATATTAAGTGTGTATTTATCATCTATAATGTATTGTAACGGTTGTAATGATAAGAAATGATGTAAAAACATCGGTGTTAAGACTATGTTGCCAACTAAATACATGTTATGTAGGTCTAATTTAATAGTATAGTCTAAGTCTGGATGACTATATTCAACATTAATTAAGTAATGATCACATGATTCTCTGGGAAACCCGAGTTCTATGTTTTCAGATGAATCATTAAAGTAGCTATGGCAAATATAATCGTCGTATAGTTTAGACAACAGAAACCCCTCTCGTAATCTATTGGTAGCATTAACGATTGACCTTGTAACATCTATTGATTCATTCAATGTACATTTAACATATGTTTGTTCTTCTTGTGTGAGGTGTTCGAAACTTTTACTTTGATATGCTTTTACCTTGTCCAAACAAATTTGATAACTACTATTAATTACTATATCATTGTCCATTAAAAATTGTGATAGTATCCAACATTTTTCATTAGGTTCTACATTATAATTGTTCATAATGCCATTAAAGTTGTTTTTATAGAATGTCAAATCGTCCATTGTCATCTTAAATATTGGGTATTCCTCATAAAGGTAATCATATGTTAATCGTAAATGTGTATGTACGAAAACATACCATTTAAATAATTCAATACAACCAATCCTACAACCATTGTCCAGTATGGAAATATATTCTTTTATAATGTATGTTCCTTTCTCTACTTCAGGTATTTCTATAAAACCTATGTAAAGCATATTTATTGTTTTCAAGAACTGTTCTTTAATTGATGAAAAAATATTTTCTGACATATTATTTATTAATACCTCGTAATATATTTATATCTTTTTTCGTATACTATTGTATAGTAGATTCATTCTGTATGTCAAAGTCATTTGAAAAAGGATTATTCATATTTCGACGTGATTTACGTATTCATGATAACATTAGTTTGATTTCATTAGCAAATGAATGTAAACAGATAATATGCTGTTTCATTTTTACACCAGAACAAGTAAGTTCGTCTAATAAATATAAATCAGACAATGCAGTACAGTTTATGATAGAATCATTAATTGATTTAGACCAAGAATTAAAAAAAAAAGGCTCCCAACTTTATTGTTTTTATGGTAATCAATACGAAATCATAAATGAATTAGTAATATCTGAACGAGTTGATAAAATAATGTTTAATGCTGATTATAGCCCTTATGCAAAAATAAGAGATAATAAAATTAAACAACTATGTATTGCTAATAACATTGATTGTAATACATGTAATGATTATTATTTACACGAACCTGGTAGCATTTTAGTGAGTAGTACAAATAAACCTTATAAAAAATATACTCCATTTTATAATAAAGCTATAAACTGTGAAGTAAAAAAATCAATGTCCTTTAATAAAGTAAATACGCTTGCTAAAATGTGGAGACAATATCCACAAACAATATCATTAACAACAGCTTTATCAAAGTTCACCACAAACAATCCCGATATCTTAGTTAATGGAGGTCGAACAAACGGTATTAAACGATTGATGAATGCTATTAAAGAACAAGACAAATATTTACAAACACGAGATTCGTTTTCAATGAACACCAGCCATTTATCTGCATATATTAAGTTTGGATGTGTATCTATTAGAGAAGTCTATTTTTCATTTTATAATGAATATAATAAACATCACGGACTAATAAGTGAATTATATTGGCGTGAGTTTTTTGCCCATGTTTTACACGGATACCCAGAGGTTGTAGGACAATCATACCAGAAAAAGTATCGTGCATTAAAATGGGTAAATAATAAAACACATATAAAAAAATGGAAAGAAGGAAATACCGGGTTCCCTATTGTAGACGCTGCAATGCGTGAGTTGAATACCACTGGATATATGCATAATAGAGGCCGTATGATAACAGCCAGTACATTAATAAAAACTTTACGCATTGATTGGCGAATTGGAGAGAAATACTTTGCCACCAAACTAACAGATTATGACATTGCGTCCAATAATGGAAACTGGCAGGGTATAAGTGGCACTGGTGTAGATATGAAACCTTATTTCCGTGATATGAACCCATTTATTCAAAGTAAGCAGTATGACCCAGATTGTGAATATATAAAAAGATGGATTCCAGAATTAAAAAATGTTCAGGTGAATGAGATACATACTTGGTTCATTTCTCACAAGAAAAATAATGTAAATTACCCACCACCGATTGTTAACTACAATACCGCAAAGAAAGAAATGATAAAAATGTATAGTAGTATATGAAAATGCTACTTTACTTAGTAATTACATATTACATATTACATATTACATATTACATTTACTAAAAAATAACTGTTTTTTCATGTCCAAACCGTATTTCGAGGTTAACCATTACACCATCAATAACTCCCGCATCTACTAAGTTGCGAACGAATGATATATCTTCACTTGTTCCTTCACGAATTTTCACACTTAAGTCTTTATTACTCATAGTGGTTATGTCTCGAAAAAACCATGGATATTTCATTTTTTCGTGTTCTATTACCCCTTTACGTATCGCCATGCATCCCATACCGGTGTATGCACATTTTACCCACTTGTCGCCTTTTTCAATCCTCGATTTAGCTTCTTCAACATTGATAAAATTAAAATTTCCTTGTGATACATATTGTTCTTCATCCCAATTCTCAACACAACATAAATTGACACCACCTTCTAATGCGTATGTTCCAGATACAACTTTATGCTCATACATACATGCTTGAATTAAATAATGAATCATAGATGAATTAAATACCATATCACTATCCAACCACATTATAACGTCATAATCTAATTCACCCTTAAATGGTTTTTGGTCTTCACCCAATAATACATTTGCACCTAAACACATTGAACGTGCAAAATTCACTTGAGGATTATATTTGTTTGATACAACAATATTGTAGCTATCTATAAGTGTGGTTATAGTTTCAGACCATGATAAAAAGAAATTACTTGTGAAGGTTTTACCAGTGACACAAAATACCACGGTGGGTTTTTTTTGTTTCGGGCTTTCTATAGCATCTACCATATTGTTATAATAATTAATACCTATAAAACATATTAATTATTTATGTGATTTACATAACAATGTATATTTATCTTATTTGTTAAATATCTAAACTGACTACATTTTTTACAGAATTACTTTTACGTTTGCTACTTTTTGGTATATTAGATATGTCCATTTCTTTCAATGAGGTTACTGATACCAATGAGTCGTTATTGTTTGATTTTGTACTTGTTTGTTTAGTTGAAGTTGATGTTGAAGGTTCACTATGAATGTTCACATTTCTTGTCTTTAATCCTGATAATATATTGTCTATATCGTTGTTTTGTGGTCCTTTCATTTCGGGTCTTGAACTTTTATCTTGTCTTTCAATTGGAGCGGTTGTATCCAATGAGATACCTTCTTCTCTGAACATTGGGGTTGAACCTCTACCTACACTAATGTCTGGACGGTTATTTGTATTTGTATAAGTCATTCCTGGTCTTGGTGGAGGTGGCATATTTTTCGTTTCTACTGCACTTGGTGGCGGTGGGCCGGTTGGTCGTTTATTATCTTGCATAAACTGATTTGCCATAGCGAAACCCGGAGATTCTTGGCTCATAGAATCTACTGTCGCATTTGTAAACATCTTCATCAATTCTGGACTTTGTTTAATTACATCATTGAATGCGGGCGTAGCGCTTGATAATGCCTTATTCGAAAAGTTTAATACTGCTGCACTAAACCCTACTCTCAATAATAATGATATCTCGGGGGCCATTTTACCTCCTTTGTATTTTTCATGTAATTCATTAAACAATTCTTCGTAGCTATCCAAATCTTCACTGACTTGTTCACCCCATCCATCTAAATTCAAATCAAACGGGTTAAAAACAGTGTTCGCATATTCAATTGAATTGATAAATGTCATAAACCACCACCCTTGTAATTTTATACTGTCTTTTTTTCGTTTATCTTCTATTACGGATTCATATTCATCCTCGATTTCATCATATTTTGATTCCATATCATAATTTGAAGTTAATTTGATAGCTCCTTTATCTTGCCACTCTTCTATTTTTTTTAACATGGTTCGTTTTTTCCTTCTTCGTTCACGTTCTGTCATCGTTTTTTCCACATAAACGTGTTCTTGATTTGGAGCATCCGATGATTTCATAAATCCATCCCATGTCTTAGCGACCCCATTTAACGACGTTGCCATTGTCTCACCTAAGTTATTATCGAACATATTAGTGTCGGCTATGTTTAATTTTGTTATATCATTATTGTTTGCTATATCTGAACTGTCTAACGATAATGTTGGTGGTTCATCCACTGTAATACCAAATAGTTTCGCATTTTCTGTATTTACATTATTCATACCATATTGTTGTGAATGTGTATTTCCTGACAGTTGGTTTAATTCATCTTCTAAATTGTTTAATTCACCTAAATGGCTATTTCCAATACTTACAGACTTCTGTTTATCATTCATTAATAATTCCAATCCAACTCCGGATGAACTATTTGTTTCGAGTGTACTCATGTTTAGATCTAATTCTTCCATTATGATAAGGATACAATGTTTATTTTTAAATCATCCGCATAGGATATTTTATTTTTGTTGAATATGAACCATAGACCTTGTAAAAATGCATCAGCAAGGTCATCTTGTTTTTTTGTTTGTAAAGTAGTCTCCCAATCGGTGAAATTATTTGATGTAATAGTAGAGCATATTTTAACACTATCTTGCTTATGTGCCTTATAGTTTGGGTTCACATTGTTTGTGTGTTTTGCAACATTTGTAGTGTTAACGTATTGGTCTATTGATGCCATTTTACTGAAAGGTTTTAATTTGTTCGCAGAAGATATGAATTCTATTTTAAATGAAGGGTATTTCATAATAAAATATTGTGCTAACATCCCCTGTATTGTAGTCATTCTATTTGCGATAGGTGAAATCTGGTTTTCGATTATTACATAGTCTACGTCCTCTAACACTATTTCATTTAAAAGTTCTTTCATTTTGCGTCCAATAGTAATCAAATCATATTTGTTAGCTTTTTTTACTGGATTAATGATTTCTTCTAAACATTTTGATTTCAAATATGAGCCTATCATTGTTAACATTTCACCCTTTGAAAGTAGTTTATTTTCCATAAATAAGTAGTGTTGTTTCCCCCATTTGAGTAGCATTTCTTTCTTTTTAGATTTAAGTTTGTTCAATTGTGTATCTTTTGACGGTATCATAAATGGACTACATATAGCGTGTTTCTTACAAAAATAATGGCTTCCTTTTTTGTACTTTGCCTTAGATGTACAGATATTCTTATTGGTTTTATTACTTTGATTACATACTGAATCAGTGTTATTTTCTTCTACTAAATTCAGTATATTCCAGTTTTCTATATTAATTGTTGACGAGCAGTCAATCGTACAATATGCCATATTTTTTATTCCTATATCAAAACTAATAATTTTCATACGAATGTCATATACAGTTTATTAATAACGAATATTTAGATGTTATTCTTTATTAATCATTTTATTTCTTTTGTATATGGACATTAGGGGCAATACGTCGTCCATCTAATTGTTCTCGAGTTAAATAATCGGATTTTAAGTCACTTAATACATACCCTTTAGGTCTATTATCATCCATAATACTCTTGTACGAGTATGGGTATGTTTCAATGTTGCTTAATTTATTTGATTCTATACTTGATTTATATTCAGGATTCACGGTAAACCCAGTATCATTTGAACTAAGTCTAAAATTTGAATCCATTATTGCTTTTGCGTTGGTTTGTAAATATGCCCTATATTCCCAATTTGATCTAATATTATTGTCCTTTATTAAGCGTTGGTTCAAATGGGATTCGGGTTGCCAACTTGAAATAATTGAACGACCATCTTGCATCAAAGGGGGGAATGACTCATGTTTATTATTTGTAGTATATCCGTAATACGTAGGTTCTTTATTGTATGCTGTGTTAATTAATTGTTTAAATTGATTATTCAGTTCTTGAAACATATCTTTATATAAAGATATATACATTTTTTATTCCCATAATTATCAATTACACTGTCTAAAGTTATGAATTGGTTTCTGTATTGTCTGCCTGTTCTAAAAGATCAATCAAATCCGATTTTTTCATGCGATTTGTATTTGTTGCCAACCCTCTTTCATTTACAAGAGCCTTTAAATGAGATAAATTTATATCTTTGTAATTAGCAGTTAATGGTTCTGAATTATTGGTTGTATTATTATCATATACATTGTTCTCGACATTATGTATTTCATGACTTTTTAGAATTTGTACTTCGTTTCCCTCTTCATAATTCGAAATATTGACCTCATCTACCTCATCTACCTCATCTATCGATGGAGTGAGTTCATTATCTGAAGATTCGAATGCTTGCATATCAATTATATGGTTTGATTCTACATGGATATGTTTGGTACTATTCGCGCCATCATCCTCATCATCCTCATCATCCTCATCATCCTCATCATCCTCATCATCCTCATCATCCTCATCATCCTCATCATCCTCATCATCCTCATCGTCACTATCCTGATCATTCGCATATTTTGATACGTCTAATTCTTGAACTCTATTATATTCATTATAAGTCGGATCATTTACACCATAACCAAATATATTGCCGGATTCCATTGTTTGAGGTGGTCGTCTGGTATTTATCTCTTCTACTATGTTATTTACCAATTCATACATAGTATCTTGTTTCGTTTCTAAAGCAGATATTCGTTGTTTAAAATGGTAGACAATTAATAGTATTAATACAAACGTGATTGCTAAAGATATGTATAGCACAGAATCCATTATGTAGGATATTCCCATTACAATAAGAATATATAAAGAAATATGCATCCAAACGAACAATATATATGTTGAATATATATACATAAATTATGGATAGTATTAGTAAAGAATTCACAAGAACTGTAACAAAAACACCCACGATAAACTCAATGAATGATTTAGCAGGAACGAACAGAGTCCTAACTATTATTTTAGTTGTCTTGATTGTATTTTCATTAGCTGGTGTAAATATCTTAAAGATGTTAGGAATGTTTTTACAGCGCATTGTAGATATATTTAGACCATTAGTTACACGGTTGGTCTCTATAGTAGCTTTTACTATTGGTGTATTAATTGAGCAATTTGCAGCATTATTTACTACAACCGTAGGAGCTGGAGTAGAGATCACTGGTGGAACTATAGATAGGGTAGGAGACCTTCTTAAAGACGCAAGTCGTCCTTCATTACAGAACGTATTGAATGATAGTGGGTCGGTTCGTATTGATGTCCCAGAGAGTGATAACAGTGATAATTCTATCCAAAAACCTATTACATCAGGCAAGGCAAAGTGGTGTTTAATTGGGGAATATAATGGTCGTCGCGGATGTGTTGAATTGGATAAAGAAGAACCGTGTTTATCTGGACAAGTGTTTCCAAACCATGAGAGTTGTGTAAATCCTCAATTTAACGGAAACATAACTGGTAGCGCGTTTCATCCGTTAAAAACGCAAACACAATAATATCACAACATTTTGTTTTGTCCGACTGATATGATAAAAATACTAGGTATTGTAAATGAAATAAACAGTAAAATATGTTATTGTTTATTAGTATGGAATCAACGTCACTGTATGTATTACTATTGAAAAATAATACACGTTTTTTGTGTTTATCTCATTCTGATAAAACATATCATGAAATACTACACAATGCAGAATCGCAATATGAAATGTTACAAAAGTATACTCCAATAGAAATCGAAACAAAAATTCAGATCAATTGTTTTATGGAATGGAATTACCACGTTAAACGATATATGAAATTATATGGGATAGATTATGTAAGAGGGGGAGACTATTATAAAGAGCAATTAACAGACCAGGAGAGGTTATTTATTGAAAGAGAAATACAAGATAAAACGTTGTTTGTGCTATATCCAGCATATAGAGATGACACGGATAATCAAGTAACACTTAATCCATTATTATCCGAGGATACAGTATATAATAAGATAAAAAGTATCCATACAAATGATACTATTTTATCCGTAACAGATGAATTAATAAATGACATTATTTGGTTACGTGAATATATAAAATATCCGTCTGTACCAGATAATTCTACAACTTATAGTGTTAATGAGAAAATATCGTCATTATTTAAATTATTTAAATATATTAATAAACATGGAAAACTATTTCCAATAAAAGAATGGCATCCAGAATGTGTTATTGACCATATTGATGTCATTTGTAAATGTTATATAGAAAACAATAATTATTTTCGGTTTTCAGCATTTTATGTAGAACTTGTAGATGATGTAATTAGTCACGTATTATATATTCTACATTATTGTAAGAACCGCATGGATGAAATATTTTTTGATTATCACAGTTCTCAATTATCTAAGGAGACGAATGAGTTAGAGGTTTCTTACTGGGATTAGGTTTTTATGGTTACGTGTAGAAACGGGTCATCAAATATTTCTATATTGGAATCATCTATCATTTTTATCCGAAAATTATTATAAATAGTTGCTTGTGGTGTATTCAATGTCATACGTGTTAACTGAGATATGGGATTATTTACATTACAAACAACACCCGTATTTATAGGATTAGGACTAAAGTTATTAGATAAGTCAAACAGTAGGTTACTATTTACACTTGATAATGGATTTATATTTGGTTTCAATTTAAAATTATAAACACTTCCATTATAAGTAGCCAAATTAATATTAGAGACCTTAATAATACCACCATATATAGTTCCTTGAAATTGATACGAAATGTCAGTAGGATCTCCAAAATCTACCGTGGACAAATCAAAGTTAAACCCACTTATATCACTAATTACCTCGACTATATGATCACTACCATCAATTAAATCATCATTATAATATGTGTAAAAATCAAATGGGTTAGCTGATTGCATATCAAATGAAATATCGTGAAATAGTGTTGTATCTGTGATAGTAGATGAAATATCTGTTAATGCTGTTCCTGTTATATAATAACTAAATGGTATTTCAAATTCAAACTGGTAACTCTCTTTGGCTATGCCATTATGTATTGATATAGTGAATAAATCATCGGTTACATTGTCACGGATATAAATATCATCGCCAATAGCAAATCTCAAGTTGTCTGTAACGTCTGTATTTTGTACAGCAAGCGATTCTGTATTATTTTTGTAATTATATAAAGGTACATCTGGGTCGAGATATAAACTAATAGCGGGTCCTGGTACATCCGAACCTTTGCTGGATGAATACACTATTCCACAGGGTTCTACATTACCCTGTACAGAACCGTTTGTTTCGTATGAAATATTAGTTAGTTGTGTTTCTTCGTCATATGTTTCAGTTGCGACAGTATTATATAACGTGGCATAGGACCTGAATTGATTAGGAGCATTTATTGTTTTACTAAATTGTTGTTTCTTCGTAAGATTGTTTCCTTTTGATGATTGTGAATTCCCTCTATATTGTAATATTTCAGCTTTTCGACGCATATCTAATTGTAATTTTGAATGACTTGGATATGGGCTTGTAATATCAAGCCGTATTGGAGGGACAGAAAATACCATTTGTTTTCTTCTTTGCTTAATTCGATTACACGCTTCAGATTGCATTATAGTATAGTATAGTATATTTCGAAATAGTATAGTATATTTCGAAATAGCATGGTCTAATATTTTGCGGCATACCATGAATTAGATAAATAAGATGTGTATTTGTTTGTAGTATATCTATCAACAACACTCAAATTTGGTCCTTTTTTTACAATCGAATTTATTTCAAATACATCCAATGCTTCATTATAATACCTCAAATTTGATAATTTACCATTGAATCCGCCATTTTTACATATATGTACGTCTTGATAATTTTGCTTTACAACATTATTCAATATAATACGGTTTGAAATAACTCCATTCACATAAGAGTCAACTATCTTATTTTCCAATCGAACTCCAACATGAAACCATTTGTTTAATGGCACATTTTCTATAACAATTGTATTGTTATTGTCATTATAGTCAACTGTATCCATAATAATATGTAAATTGTTAACACCTGGTTGTAAATATACACCTGGGGCATTATTTACAGATGCTTTGTTTGTAGTAGCATCAAAATACCCATCTCCTTTACTAAAAATGTGTTGAAATTGCTTTCCAGTAGTGTCGTTACCTAAATCACTTATATATAACCAAAAAGACCATGTAAACTCTGCACCTTCTTTCTCATTATTTGAACGATATATTGGTACAGCATTTGTAATGCTCAAATCTTGTGGAATAACTTGTTGAGTTGTTCCGTCTATCATTCCATTGATCAAATAAGGATGAGATGATGGACCTAAAAACCTGCTAAGTAATAAAATACCTACATTAAGTAATACAAGAAAAATAACAAGAACCAAGATAATAAAGGAGAACTTTGCAATGATTGTATTAGATTGTAAGAATCCAACAGTAGCACCTGCCTGATTGGAGAGCTTAGAAAATTGTTCTCCAAAACTTTCTCTTGTTTCATTTACTGTAGTTCCTAAACTTTCCATAGCATTACCGAATCCTTCCCTCGTAGGCATATTTACTTGTGTATTTTGTAATCTCTGCATGAATAAATTTTATACTATACTATATTGATAATTTTTATCAACATAGTGTTTTGTTTTTTACCGTCAATAGTACATCATTTTTGGTTATTACACGTCGGCATTATACGCGTGGCTAAAATAACGAGAATGTGTTTTGTAATTCATTGTTTCTGAATACCGAGACGTCTATTCCATAACTTGCCAATGATTTTAATACGCTACTATGTTCACTACCAGTCAGGTACTCATTCCAAGCTGTCTGTGGGTCCATTGGTTCTGTCCATCGTTTGAAATCTTTAATATAAGCATCAAATGTACCAAATACAATCGGGTCTGATTCCCCTGGTAATTTTGGCATAATACTTCCGTCTGGATTAAAAAAACGTTGTGACCTCACCAATTTTCCATCTAAATAAACATCACAAAATTGGTTGTCTACACTTACAATCAAATTCGTCCACTTTTGAAGTGGGTAGTTATCTGTAATAATCATTTCCTCTTCGCTGTCATCACTCATTTTCATTGAACATTTTAATAAAGGTGCGGATTTATCTAAGTACAGGTGTACACTATTATCGCGTTTAAAAATGGTCTTATCCACGTTTGGATCCCACGTATTTACATATAACCAAACTCCATATGAATAACGGGTATTATTTGGACTATCGATCTTTGTAACATTTGGTAATCCGTATTTTAAATTGCCTTCTTTTGTTAAAATGGATTCTTTCTTGGTAAAATACACATATAAAATGTAAATTAGTAAAATGATCAACACCCCTAAACCAAGAGTTAATAAATTCATTGTATATACTTTTGTTATATCTTTTTTCTTTGAGTTATCATTCTATGTATTCAGGTGGATTGTTTATGCTGTAAACATTATATTGTGTCACTATTTCTGTTCGTGTCAATGGGTATGGATAATATAATATATTTGAAATTGCTCCGTCTAAACCATTGTTCGCCCCAGTCACCAAAAATTGGTTAGAAGTAAATTGTGGCGGTTTGTTAGCTAAATTAAGACTTCTCACGAGATTACCATTGAGAAATACATCAGTGTATTCTGAATTATAATTGAATACTAAATTATTCCATTTTTGCTTCTTAATTGGTAATGTTATCGATTCGTTATAATATTCTTCATGATTTGTAAGATATATATTTAATCTGTCCTTATCGTCGTCTTCATTTTTTTTGTATTCGTATGTTACCTTAGGTGCACCTTCTGAAAAATCTAATATAGGTGTCTCTTTCGAGTATGCATGATTATTCATTGGCTGATCATTTAAGTAAACCCAAAATGATAGTGAAAAATGTTGGTTGTATTTAAGTTGTCCTGTTGTTTTTTGTTCCCATGAATCGCTTGATGCTACGACATATTCATTATTTAAAAATGAACTTTTAGGTTGTAACACAACTGCATTTCGTGTTGTAGTGTAATTCAATATCTTTGGCACGAATAAATAAGCAAGTATACATAATATCATAAGCAGAAACAAATAAAACACATCATTTGTTGTATCATTAAATTCTTTTTTTAGGTATTCAATGAACTGTAATAATAAACACGGAAAATATGAAATGGTATGATATATAAAGCCACCACTACCACCCATTCGCTTAAAATGATGGCCTGTGAAATAAAATAAGACGGCAAGACATAACATTATCAACAAAAATAGTAATAGCCCACTAAAAGTATTAATCATAACATTTTCATAATGGTTATTAGATGTATAAATGTATATACATAGTGATAACATAATTACACCAAATACAATTGAATATACATTGTACAACTTATTATGTAGAAACTTACTTGTAAATATTAAGCCTATAATGAATAGTAATAGTATCAACAATGGATACAATAGCGTGTAAATATTTTCACTTGTGTAATATGAATATTCATTTGTAAATACAAAGAATAAAATAAAACCTATTATAGATGCGAAAATAAAGCCATATTTAAATAATAAGAATGAAGTTTGACTATTATAATTTACATTTGTTATATTTCCCATAGTTGTAAAAATGTAAGACATTACTTGGAACGGTATATTAAGAATATCTAATAATTTTTTCCATACATTATCTGTTGTTTCTTTTACTACTTGAGACGGGTTATCGTTCATAATGGAAAGCTATATATATATATTATAATACTACATTATAAATTTTCCATTGCTGTTTTTTTACCATGGCACTCACGACAAAGAGCTACTAAATTATCAACGTGGTTTGAACCTCCATTATCTAATCGCATAACGTGGTCTACTTCAAACCACGCCGATAATTGAGATTTGCAATCATTACAACACCAACTTTGTCGGGAGGCTACAAATTTCTTTTTTGTTTCACTTACTGAACGCTTTGTATTATTCTTTCCTGAACTAATTATTCTATTTTGTATATGGTTAGGTATAGAATAATTGTTAACATCAACTATCGGATTTGAAACATTGTGGTTAATTGAATTTAAATATCCTTGTTTTGTTGTAAAGTCTAATATAGGTGATATTAATTTCGTTGTATTCTTGTCTACTGGTAACACTTTCAATAGTTCGTTTGTTGTCGTCATCATCTCACGTGCTCGTAATGGATTCTTCTTTAATAATATATACAACACAAACGACGCTATTGCTACCCCCGCCATTTGGTAATATTTTTTCCACGTCATCATTATTTTGATATACTTACCATCTGTGTAAATATTCGACATGATAAATATTGTTATGACCAATAAGAATAATTCTAATTTCATTATTGTATCTATGTATTATAGCACCATAATATTCATCTATGTAAATAGTAAATTAATAAGATACACGACAAGATAACTACTGTGAATACTATGTGTTTCTTATAGCTCAAATGCGCTTTACGAATTGAACTACGACTTTTATATTTATCTCTATATAATTCTAATGCAAGTGGCAATGATATTTCTGGCTTACCAAGTATGACATTATATTTGTTATGTATGAAATGCATCCACTTTACAAAAGAATCCCTATTATCTAAATATGGGGATACTGGATATTTATCCAATATAACACTAAACTTGTTCCCTATTTTATCGACTGGTATAAATAATGGGAAATTATTTATCAACTCGTAATATTTTTTTTTTGTAATTTCATTTGGATGCAACGGGTATGACTCTGCTATTGTATGTAAAAAAAACCAGTAATGTGGTCCCCATACGTCAGGTTCGAAATCCATTGATACTAATATACACATTTGAAGATTTAAAATTATGTAGTTAAACGCCATACGGCAAAAGAGATATATATTGGTTTATCTACATACACTATTCGCGATGTAAATAGTAAAAATGCGTATAAAGGTAAGGTTCATATATAATACATCAAAAATAAAACTTGTGTAATAATTATGATAAGAACAAAAACGGCTAATAATTATTGTAATAATTGTGGAAAAGAAGGACATACATATAATTATTGTAAAATGCCTATTACAAGCATTGGATTTATAGCTTTTCGATACAATCTACAAAACGAACGTGAATACTTAATGATAAGGCGAAAAGATACATTAGGATATATCAATCTCATACGCGGAAAATATACATTAGGTAATAAAGAATATATTATGAATATTTTAAAACAAATGACCGCTTATGAAAAACTAACTTTGATTGAATTATCTTTTGACGAACTATGGACAAAAGTTTGGGGTAGTAACAAGCTTTCTAATGAGTATCGCAAAGAAGAAACAACTTCACGAAGTAGGTTCAATACATTAACAACTGGTTGCTACTATAAAGACGAATTTTTAACATTGAAAGACCTAATTAATGAAAGCAATGAATATGTACAATGGAAAGAACCTGAATGGGGGTTTCCAAAGGGACGTCGTAATTATAAAGAAAGAGATTATGATTGTGCTTTACGTGAGTTTTCTGAAGAAACTGGATTACCTAATAATACTATTAACAACATTGAAAATATCATACCATATGAAGAAATATTTACAGGTTCTAATTATAAATCATATCGACATAAATATTTTATTGGTTCAATAAACTATAATGATGGCTACTTATATAATAATTATCAAAAAAGTGAAGTTAGTAAAATCGAATGGAAAACTCTTAGTCAGTGTATAGAAAGTATTCGCTCCTATAATTTAGAAAAAAAGAATATGCTTACTAATGTAGATAATATGTTATCGCACTTCAGAAAAGTCTATTTTTGTTAATATTTTGTGTTTTAGCTATGATAAAAAAACAAAATATTTATCTACCCGTATATTAAACAATGTCTTCCATAAAGAAACAATCAACCGGTGTAAACAAAAATATAACCAGAAAAAAACGTATAAAACAAATAGGAGAAAGTTGTCAGGCGCCAGATGAGCAATGTAAAAGAGGATCTCGTTGTAAGGATACAAAAGAATACGGTAAGATATGTATTGAAAAAGATGAATTACCGACTAATAAGGGCTTATTAATAGACAACTCTGATAAGGGGGTTGAGAAGGAACCCGTTATGGAGACGGAAAAGGAACCTTCTATGGAGACGGAAAAGGAACCTTCTATGGAGACGGAAAAGGAACCTTCTATGGAGACGGAAAAGGAACCTTCTATGGAGACGGAAAAGGAACCCTCTATGGA